GTGTTAACGGACATTAAAAGGTACTACCCCGGGTGTTGGTCATCACTCCCACTAGTCATGGAGGGACTGGTCGGGTGTGGTAATGATGAGGCGGCCGGATGGTTGATATGGTATGTCGCAGCATTCGAGGTAAATCAGGAGATAGCACTAACTGTGATGTCTCTACGGCACATTAGCGGGTGTATTAAAGAAATCTCCACGGCAGTCAAGTCAGTTGGATTGAATTCAACACGAGAGGGAGCAATGGTGTGCGAACTCAACGTACTAGTTGGGAGGGGCGCAGTCCCTGGGAATGCGGATGAAGATGTAATGCCGAGGATAAGTAAAAGGAGGTTCCTATCCGAGAAGGCGGCAGTAATGGATCCCGTCCTATTAAGGGAGGCAATTCGTGACGTCCTCGCGGAAGAGTTAGTTGTCGAGCCCAAGTGGGATGACAAAGATTCGTATTGGAGCCGTAGATGGATGTACACGAAGAGTGGGTCCCACACTCGAAAAATCGAGGATGTGGTATTTGGACAGAGGTTGGATCTGCCACCACAACCAACACGGAGAGAGTTCTCGGAGGCGATCGAGGAGAACTTAGTAGCTTTCGGGAAACCAGAGGTGTGGTCCGGATTATCATGGAAACTGGAGCACGGAAAGACTAGGGCGATATACGGATGTGACTCGAGATCGTACTTCACATTTGACTACTTACTCCAACCAGTGGAAGCAGTGTGGAGAAACAGGCGGGCCCTACTGAACCCAGGGTCCGAGCTACAAGGGAAACTATACCCTCGGCTGGGTCAGGAGGGGCCTTACCGCTTCATGCTTGACTTTGACGACTACAACTCCCAGCATACACTGGACGCCATGAGGATGGTGATAGAAGAGGCATGCGCTGGGGCCCCACATGATGTACTATCATGGGCGGTTGAGAGCTGGGATTCAATGTATGTGAGATGGGTGAGCTCGAGGACAGGGAAGTTGGAAACCAAGAGGATGGTTGGGACGCTTCCTTCTGGCCACAGGGCAACGACTTTCGTAAACACTATCTTAAACGCGGCGTATTGTAGGATGGTCGCAGGCCCGGACTATAATTCGGTTAGGAGCCTGCACGCCGGGGACGACGTCATCATGTCTGGCGGTAGCGAGGCGATAAGCCGGATAGTGGCGAATGTAGAGAGATCGCCCCTCAGGGTGAACAGGTCAAAACAGTCAGTTGGCAACGTCGGCGGAGAGTTCCTGCGGGTCGCGTACCGTGAAAAGGAGGCCTTCGGTTATATGGCCCGCGCAGCAGCATCGTGCGTGAGCGGGAATTGGGTCACGGAGGCGGAGGTATCGCCACGATCTTACATTGAAAACTTTACGAGATTATCGTGGACAATGGCGAACAGGAGTGGTGTTAAAAATATAGGTGCCGTCCTGACTAGCTCTCTCAGG